GGCGTTAGAAAACACCCTTAAACCTATCATCGCCGCCCCTCCAGAATTCCTGACCGTGAATCGTAAAGGGTTGCACCCCTATCAGGCGGTAAATCGCCTGCTTGTTGTGGCCTTCAGTAACTTCAGGGACGCCGTAGCGCTGCCATCGAATGACCGCAGATGGTTCTGCCTATGGGCGGACAGCGCGCCTTTGAGCGAGGCCGAATCAAGGCGGATATGGGCATGGTACGGGCGAGGCGGAATGGAAGCTGTAGCCGGATGGCTAGCGCGCCGCGACGTTTCGATGTTCGCCCCAGGCGCTACACCGCCCTTGACCGAGGCGAAAGCCATCATGCTGGAGCAGGCCCGGTCGAGTGCGGAGGAGTATATCATCGAGGCGATACAGGCCGGTAAAGCGCCATTCGAGCGCGGCGTGATCGGCGCACCTTTCCACCCTATCTTGGATATTCTGATGGGAGGCGCGCCGGACGGTATGAAAATTTACCAAGGCACACTCATGCACGCGCTTGGGGAGGCTGGATGGGTCGACATGGGGCGAATTCACGCCGTCGGTAAATCACTAAAACGCGTTTTTGTGCGACCGGACATAAAAGAGAAATATAGCAAGAGTGAAATTCGAAACATGACCGAAACTCCCACTAAATCGACGCTGGCGGCTCTCGTGGCCGTGAAGTAAGGAGCAAGATCATAAGGCAAAAAAGAAGCGGCTCTAGGGCCGCTTTTTAACGCGCATGGTGCGCGAAGGGAGAATGAGTTAGGATTATGGCACGGATCGGCGCAATATGATAGACAGTAGCCATGCGATAGCGGCGATGATGGAAGGTAACATAGTGTCAGCCCTTTATTTTGATTGTAAAGCTGGTTGGCGTCAGCGTCTTGTCCATGAAATAACCTTTCGCGCAATACTCTACCGCGTTGACGTCTATCCATCGTTGAGCACGCTCTAATGTGTCGCATATTGCATGGACGGCCAGCGGGTTATTCTTTTCAACAATAACGTAGTCCATTTTCTCAATTCTCCTATTTTTAGTATCGGCAACATTGCCGCCCATGCGCACCAGTTAGATGCGCATGAGCTGGAATACTACACAATCGACACAAAATAGTGATAATTGCCGAATGTTTCGCCAAATTCGCCGTTTTTATCGGATTTCCATTCATCTATGGCTTCACAGCGTTGGGTATAGGCGTCCTCGCTAGATTCGTCTTCGATTTCTTCCTTTGCCGCGTCTTTAACGTATTCCAGCGCATCATCAGCGTCAAGGAAGCACACTGGCTCACTATCCGGCAGATAACCAGGCATGTTCCAGCCAGCTGAATAGACCGTTATATCGTCGAAATAGTGTTCTGCTATCTCATACCAATTAACCATGCGCATTCCAGCATTCAATAAGTCAGCGAAAACACCAGTTGTTTCAGGAGTGGCTTCTTCGTGCCATGCGCGGATTTCATCTGCCAGATTAACTATGGCCGCATCACGGTCGAAATCAGTTTCTTCCAGCAGATCGCGTGCGCGGTCATTGAAGTCTACGGAATCATTGCCTAGCCATAAATTGACTAGCCAAGTCTCATAGTTCGTCCAGCCGTTGTATTCTTTGTGTTCCATTTTCGTTCCCCTAAGTTAAACTAATTCAATCGAAACCACGTCGGCGCAATAGCGCCGCGTAGCGATTGCCAACGCCTCGCCTAAGCTGTCGGCCAGTAAGGCCACGCTCGGTCGGAAGCCAACGAACGTTACCAAGTAGGTTTTCATGCCGCCGCCCCAATCACCATGAACACAAGATTACCTTCCGACCGATAACGGCGGCGAGGGCCGGCCATCTCAGCCAGGACAACATATCCGCGCGCCCTGAAATACTCTCGCGTTTTCGCGGCATTACTACTGCCGTGGGTAGCGTACGGCGTGCCGCCATAAGTAACGCAATACCCCTCGCCGAACCCTTGATTAACTAGCGCTTGCAGCGCAACGCGTTGCATGCGCGCGCGGCTACTCAGTAAAAGCAATGTCTCATTTACAGTTTTCATTTTCCAACTCCTAATGCCAGCTGGCGCGTAAAGCGTCGAGAAACACAACAACTTCACCGTCTTGCAGATCGCTGAAACAGAAATCCTCATCGCCGAAGCGCTTAACGTAGCAATTAAAAATGTCTTTAACTGCCGAATCAATAACCGCGCATTGCGCGCCTGACTTAATCGCATCACCTATAGTCGTAAACATAGCCATTTCTCCCGGTTGTTGCGCCGCTCAACACGGCAGCGCATGTCCCCATTGTATGACAATAAAACTTGTTGTCAATAGCAGCGCGTACTGTTTTTTGACTTTTTTTACGGTTTTTTGAGCGTTTTATGCACGGGATAGCCAGGAATGACGGGTGGTGTGGCTATACCGTGCGGCCTGTAAACATGGGTGCTGTGGGCTGGTATAGCCAAATAGCCATTGGTTTTAGATTTCAAATGTAGGATTAGTAGGTAAGTCTTATATAAGACATAAGACACCGGTGCAAAAGGGCGGCGTGTAGGCTCGCTTAGCTCCCGCACCGATTTTTTTTCGATGGCTATTTGGCTATTTGGCTATACTGTATATATTTACAGTAGTCCCCTTAACTGTTCAAATTTTGACCAGTTAGCCATTAACTGTACAAATTTTGAACGATAGGTATCTGTCATGTTTTCTGGCTTAACTGTACAAATTTTGAACGATAGGTATCTGTCATATAATACCTGACTACGGTTGTCGGGTATCTGGCCGTCCTGCCTGGGGTTGCCTGGCGACAGCTCGATGCTGTTAGCTGATAGCCCTACTGCTGACGTGGTTATCTGGTGGCTGACGGGGGGGTAGGGTCGGCTGGCGGCTGTTGAGTTTTAGCTAGCCCCCATCCCTCACCAAACAGCCAAAACGGCCATAAAGATTGTTGCCGAGCCAAACACCCAAAACGACTACAAGATTTATTGCCAATACATCCGCCCATACAAACAGAAATTGTGCTACGCTACTCGGCATGAAATCACTGCCTATGACCATACGGACAATCAAGGCTACTGAAGCGAGATTGGACGAAATCTACAACGCGGCGAAGCTCGGCCTAAAAGGTGACTCGCTAGCTCTGTCCTGCGGAATGCGGCCGGAGGAGTACGCGCAGTTGTGCGAACTCGATCCGATGGCGGCGTTGATGGCTAAGAAGGGTAAAGCCGACGCAGAACTGGAACAGGCGCAACTTCTAGCGCAGGCGTCAAAGAACGGTGACGTTAAAGCTACCCTGGCGATACTACAGAATGTTCATGGTTGGTCGGACAAGCCGACACAGCAGAGTTCGTTCGGCGCTGCTGGTATCGTTATCAACATTGGCTCGGTTGATTCGCCATATGTAATAGAGGGGACGAAAGTTGATTGACACCCGCCCGATAGACAAGATACTGGAAGGGACGTTCTGGCGATCCTTAAAAACTGGCTATATGGCTATGCCGTTGTGCGCGTATGAGCGAAGCTAGTGCGCTGAACTTCAAGTTGCTGCGGTGGCAGCAGAAGTGCTTTGCAGACCAGACGCGGTTCAAGGTGGTAGTGGCGGGGCGAAGGTGCGGCAAGACGCGTATGAGCGTGGTGTCTAGCATCGTCAAGGCGCTGGAGTGCAAAGACCCCACGGCGGGGGTGTTGTACGTCGCGCCGACGCAAGGCATGGCGCGGGTGCTGTGCTGGTCACTGTTGAATGAACTGGCGTATCCTGTCATCAAGGCGTCGAACATCAACAATTCCGAAGTGAAGCTGATGAACGGCGTCACTATATATGTGCGTGGCGCAGACTCGCCAGACTCGCTGCGGGGGATGAAGCTCTACTATGCTGTGCTGGATGAGTTCAAAGACCTGAAGCCGCAGGCGTGGGAGATGATCGTGCGACCGGCGTTGAGCGACCTCAAGGGCGGTGCGTTGTTCATCGGCACGCCAGAGCCAGGGGAAAGCCTCTTCCGCGACTACTTCGAACTAGGGTTGGACGGCAAAGACCCTGATTGGAAGTCCTGGCATCTGACCACTTACGATAACGAGCTGATCGACCCAAAGGAAATCGAAGCGGCCAAGCGGACGATGAGTACCATAGCGTTCCAGCAGGAGTTTATGGCCGACTTTAACACTGTGATGAACGGCGCGTTCAAGGAGGAGTGGTTCAAATTTGGCCCCGAACCTAGCGAAGGTAGCTATTACATCGCGGTAGATTTGGCGGGGTTTAGCGAAGTATCAGACCCAAACAAACGAAAGAGCCTTGATGATACCGCTATAGCTGTCGTCAAGATAACTGAAGATGGTAAGTGGTGGGTTAAGAAAGTGGAGTGCTTTCGTAAAGACGTTCGAGAGACTGCGGTAAGGATACTGCTAAATATACGGACGTATAGACCTATCGCTATTGGTATCGAAAGCGGCGCATTAATGCGCGCTGTTCTACCATATTTAACAGATTTAATGAATAAGAATGCGCTGTACGCACATATCACCCCAATATCTACAAGTAACAGCACCAAGAAAGGTGCAGACGCTATTGCAAACCGCGTAATTTATTCCCTGCAAGGTAGGTTTGAGCATGGACGGATCACTTTTTGCGATACGGAAGACCATACTAAACTTAAACTACAGTTGCTTCAGTTCCCAAACCCTAAAGTTCACGACGACGCTGCTGATGCGCTTAGTTTGATCGCTAACCTACACACGGCCATTTACGGAGACGCTAATGCGGATATGCAAGACTGGGAACCGCTCGACGTTGTTTCTGGTATATAAAGTGCTATAGGGTACTTGCGTAAGCACTTGCACACATGAAAAAAGCGTGATATTGTCCTCCTACTCATTGGCATCGGGAGGTAAATCATGCCCTCAAAGTCGCCTAAACAGGCGCGGTTCATGGCCGCATGCGCTCATGGCGCTAAGTATTCGTCTTGCCCTCCGTCCAAGATAGCCAAGGAGTTCAATAAAACTGATACCAAGACTGGCATCTTGAAGGCTAAGAAGAGGGCAAAGTAAGTAATGGATAACGAAACCTCTTACGATAACACCGGACAGATGGTTGATCCGGCTGTCGAGATACCAGAAAAGCAGTTCTACGAGCCAACAGAGTCCGATAGAGAACTTCTAGGTTTCGTTATTGACCATACCGACCGCTGGCGTGAGTACCGCGACCAGAATTACAGCGGTGATTGGGACAAATACGAGCGGATTTTCCGTGGTATTTGGTCATCTGAGGATAAAAACCGTCAATCTGAGCGCTCCCGCATCATTTCTCCCGCCACACAGCAAGCTGTCGAGACTCGACACGCTGAAATTATGGAGGCTGTGTTCGGGCAAGGTGAGTTTTTCGACATCAAGGACGATCTGGCCGACAAAAACGGCAGCGTGGATATTGAAAAACTCAAAGCGATGCTGTATGAGGACTTCGCGCAGGATAAGATACGCAAGTCGATGGATCAGATCGCCCTCATGGCTGAGATTTACGGCACTGGGATAGGCGAAATCATCATTGGCGAGGAGAAACAGTTCAAACCGATGACCATACCGCTCAACGCAACGCAAGCAGCGTATGGCGTGGGGGAAAAAGACCGTGTATATGTGCGGTTGAACCCAATCAACCCGCGTAACTTCCTGTTCGATCCCAACGGAACGGCTGTTGATGACTGTATGGGGGTGGCGATCGAGAGGTATGTTGGCGTCCATAAGATCGTCGCGGGTATCAAGAGCGGCAAGTACAAGAACGTCGATCTTTCGACCCTGTACGAAGATGATTCTCTGGAACCTACGCAGGAGGTAACTAACTTCCAAGACCAAAAAGTGCTAGTGTTGCACTATTACGGGCTTGTACCGCGAGAGTATCTGACCGTTGATGATGAGGGTGATGAGTCAGAGAGCGAGTCAGAGGCATATTGCAGCGAAGAGACAGAAGATTACACCGACATGGTGGAGGCTGAAGTCATCATCGCTAACGGTGGCCTGCTACTCCAGGCGAAAGAAAGCCCTTACATGATGAAAGACCGCCCGATATTGAGCTATCAGGCGGACACCGTACCTAACAGATTGCTAGGGCGCGGTACAGTTGAAAAAGCGTACAACATGCAGATGGCTATTGACGGGTCAGCCCGTAGCCACATGGACGCGCTGGCGCTCACTGTAGCGCCTATGGTTGGGATTGACGCTACGAGGCTCCCACGAGGGGCTAAGTTCGAGGTCAAACCAGGAAAGGCGTTCCTTACAAATGGAGCGCCTAACGAAATCATCTTCCCGTTCCAGTTTGGTACGAATGACGGGGCAGCGATGGCAACATCCAAAGAGTTCGAACGGATGTTGTTGATGGCGACGGGCACGATCGACTCTCAAGGTACGGTTTCGTCGGTAAATCGTGACAACGAGAACATGGACATGGTTACTGCGACCATGATCAAGAAGTACAAACGTGTTCTGGTGAATTTTCAGGAGGATTTTCTTATCCCGTTCATCAAAAAGGTGGCGTGGCGCAGAATGCAGTTCGATCCAGAGCGTTATCCGTCTGTTGATGTGAAATTCACCCCCACAGCTACGCTCGGTATCATTGCTCGTGAGTATGAGCAGAAGCAACTGGCCTTCTTGATCCAAACTCTGGGTGCTAACTCTCCGATCACGCCTGTTTTGATGACTGGATTGCTTAAAAACTCCTCGCTGACGAACCGTGAGGAGATGATTGAGCAGATGGGCAAGATGTCTCAGCCTGATCCGCAGCAGCAACAGATGGCACAACAAGCGGCAGCGCTGGAGATGCAGAAGAAGCAAGCGGAAACGCTGAAGCTGACGTCGGAAGCGAACAAGGCGAAGGTTGAGGCTGATCTGGCCCCCGAAGAGATGAAGA